CTTCAAACTCTTGTGGGTTGTGTACTGAAGTATCAAAACACCAAATCTTCATTTTGTAGTCTTGGTATTCTTCCATTATGCCTTTTACTTCTGACATGAAGTCTTTCAGTTTCTCATCTTCGATCGACCCACTTGTATCAATTGCAATAGCAATATCAATTGTTTCATCGTTAAGTAAACCTGGCAACACAATACCTGAGTGCTGTGTCTTTCTGTTTATTCTTGTAAATGAATAATCGTTCTTGATTACACTCTGTACTTGCTGTCTAAGTAGTTCACGCCAATCAATCACAGGTTCTGTAAGTTCTTGTATCAGTCCTCTAATTGCTTTTGGTGTTTTGCTGTTGCCAGCAACCTGAGCCGATTGCAACACACCAGCACGGACATCATCTTTGATCTTCTTCATTTCATCTTTGTCCATTGCAAGTTCTACCTGTATCTCTTTGCCATCTTTATCTCTTACAGTTGCTTTACCATTCTCCCAATCAATGTGTACGTCCATTGTTTGTTGATTTTGTTTCTGAGGATCTCCCATAACATCTTCATAGATACGTTCTGCGTTCCAGCCTCTGTACTTGTTGTCGATCAGTCCTGCATTTTGTCCTGTTGGCATTTCGCCTACGTTCTCATCTTGTAACACAATGTTGACTGCATAGTCGGCCGATACGTTCCAAGGTTGTTTCTCTCTCATGTCCTGTCTAAGAAAATGATCGAACACAATATGTAGAACTTCATGTCCAATTAAGAATTCAGTTTCTTTAGGACTAAGTTGATCTATAAATTCTGGATTGTAATAAAAATGTTTGCCATCAGTGGCCGCTGTTGGACACCAGTCCGCTTCTTGTAATTGCATCCTAGTTGCCATGTTGCCAAAGAATGGTTGTTTTAGTAAAAGGGCAATTCTTGCCCCAGTTAGTTTTTCTAAGACTTTTTGTTTGTCTACTGTACTCTGTTTCTGTTTCACTGCTACCTTGCTCATAATACTATTATATTTCCTGTTTGGTATTTGTCAACCGGGGGTAAAAACCCCCGTGTTTGTTTACTGATCAACACTAGCAAGAACATACTTGCCGAATTTTTCGTGGAACTCATCGAATGATTTCAACTTGCTCGGATCGAACGGTAGTTGGTAATTTGTAAGTGCAACCTTGGCACCCATAACAACCAGTTCAGTTTGGAAGTTGTCCATCATAAACCTAAAGAAACAATCTGCCATCTTGTGCCAGTCTGCAAGTTTCTTCTCTTTCATCTTATCATATGCTTCTTGCAGTTCATAACATAAAGATATTGTAAGTGAGTATTGGGCACTTACTTCTGTGGTGCTCATCTTCTTAGTTTTACCAGAAAGTATATCAGTAGGGTTTGGCAAGTCAGAAGCAATCTTTCGATGTGCCATGAACTTCATTGCCAAACCTTCACCTACTGCCCCTGCCACAAGGTCAGTGAGAGTATTGTCTGACAGGGTATCTGATAATAGTTGTGACACAAAGGCCCAACTTCTTGGTGTTGCAAACGATCTGTTACCGCTCTTAGGATCGAAATCATATAAGTCTTGTTTCGCAAACGAACAATAACCAACCACTTGTGGATTGATATGATTTTCTGTGGCCCACATTGCCCAGTCCTCAAAGTCGACTCTCATCTCTAAGTGGACAAATCTGTTTGCCAACGGAGCAGGCATTCTGTAAGTAACACCTTTGTCTGTTTCACGGTTACCAGCGGCCACTATCGAAACGCCTTCTGGTAGTTTGTAAGTACCAACTCTCCTGTTAAGGATAAGTTGATAAGCCGCCGCCTGTACACTTGGAGGAGCCGCATTCAATTCGTCTAAGAATAATATCGCTGTACTTTTAGGATCACTTGGAAGTTCTGCCGGAGGCGCCCATTCCATAGTGTTTAGTTTTTGATTGAAGAAAGGAATACCTTTAATATCTGTAGGTTCCCATAAAGGTAATCGAATATCGATTACTTCACGTTTAGATTCAGTACCAATCTGTTTTACGATGTCGGACTTACCAATACCTGGTGCACCCCATACCATAATAGGTCTCTGTAAACCTAAACAATGCGTGATTGCAGTCTTAGCCTCTTGTGGACTAACTGTTCTAGTTTGACTTATTTCTGTTGCCATCTCACTGACTCCTTTGTTTAGTTGTTATATTACATATAATACTATCAACCTACAAAATGTCAATACGATCTGGCAAATTAAAAATGCTTCGATTTCAATAACTTAGCGTCTGCTCACAATTAAAATGTCAAGATCACCCGCTCTAAGCACCAATTCTGAGGCCAATTTCTCTTCAAAAACATAGATCTCTTTGTTGGTTATGTAGTATGGGCAGGTTATAAATTTGTCTAAACCAAGCAATATTTCGGGTTTGAGTTTGCACTCCCTTTTGAGTTTGACCATGTAGTCTTTTAATTCGAGTGAGTTCTTAAGGAATTGATATCCGCCTTTGGTGAGACGCATGGATGGATTTTCTTGTCGGATATTTCTCCACACCATTTTCCACATCTTGTCGAAGTCTTTTTGAGAGTAGTCTGGTTTATGACTTTTTAGGAAGGCTATGCTTAATTGTTTTTTTCGGCTTATCAAGTTGTTTCAGTTCCTTCCGTGCTTCATCTATCCTATGTTTGAGTCCATTGATGGTAGTGTACATCCATCCACAATCTTCAGGTAGAATTTGTGGCTTGTACCATTCTATGGTATCTTCCAACACTTCGATTGTATTAATTAGTCTTAGGCGTTCGTACTCTGTTTTGTAATCATCAGCCATGTATCTTCTTGCCTGTGCTGAGTTGGTAAACTTGGAACTTGTCTGAGCCGAATGTTTGATTCAATTTTTTGGCAAGGTTCAGTGCATGGCCGGGATTTGAGAATGATACTTTCTTATATTTAGGTCCAGGATGTGCAGAAGCCATGGTTGATGTTTTTAGGTTGATCGGTTTGCCATCGAAGAATACTGCCCATATGGCATTGGACTCAAGGACTTCTTCAGTCTTGTATGTGTTCCTATCTGTCTTTGACAGCAATACTTTTGGTTTTGGTCTGCTCATAATGTGCTACTATATTTATCATAGTAATATGAGCAGTTTATGATAATTTACTTTTAAGTTCTTTATATCCACCCACATGCTCGCCGTCCATCCAAATCTGTGGCATGGTGCGTTTTGTGGGGTGTTCTGCGATGAATTCTTTGATCGCTGTGGGGTTATCAAGGTATCTTTCTTCGAATTCAATACCCTTTGAATTTAATAAGTTTTTGGCCATTACACAATAGCCACATGCTGGTTTGCTGTAAACAATTACTGACATTAAAATTTTTCTCCATTCATTTCGACTGTGATGGTTTGTGCATCATTCAGTTTCTTTTGTGTATCTATCAACTCGTCTTGTTTCTTAATCACATAGGTCAACATGCCACTTATGTTATCTCGAAGTTGCTTTGCATCATGCATCTTCATTCTGACTTCAGGTTGACGTGTTTGTTCGTTTGCATTGACTAATGCAATAAATTTTTCTATGTGTACTGTGTTCATTAAAGGTACTTTCTTTGGAATGCTTTCATCTGATAAATTGTAAAGAAAGGTCCATGAAATTTGTATTTTTCTAGTGTGATCAGTTTTGGGCAATATTCTTCTTGCCATCCTTTTTTGCTGATCAAATAATAACCTGCACAATAAAAACTTTTCGATTTCTGTTCTTTTGTGTACAGGGGTAATTTTAATTTTACATACCACATTGGATTGAAAGGTTTACAATCTGTTTGGTGATCATAAACTGTGTTTGTGTTATCTTTTTCTATTAACTTGGGTCTGTCCTCTCTAAAGAGTTGCGAACCAAAACTTTTAATAAGATCTGTTTTGCTGAAAATTTTTCCTGTGCCTCTGAACTGCACAGCATATTCATTTGTTGAATGTTTTACAATTGATCCAACTTTGGTTTTATCTTTGTCGTCTGTGATTATCCAACTGGTGTTGTCTTTTACTGTTTTAATTTTACTCACGTTCCATATCTCCCGTTGAGTGGAGCGGCATATTGACCTGCGAGATCAGTTATCTTTTGTAGATCAAATAGATGACAAAACTTCATCAAATATATACCTACCTGTGTCGAACTCTTTGGCGTAGATGTCGCTTCTTTTATAGTATCTGTAATTATCTGTTTTATGTGATCTGGTTGGCGAGTTAGGTCAATTAGTTCCTTATTTCGCTCATAATCCTCTTTTACTCTATGCTCGTTGCCCTCATGGTCTACCCATCTGCTCAGCATGATGTTATTCCACACAAATCCTTGATTGCTTCTGTCCTCGAATGCTTCTAGCAACTTGTTCTTACGCACCTTAGGAAATGCTGAAAATACGTTGTCTGTGGGGTCACCACGCATACATTTCTCAAACAGCAACCATTCTGGGTTGGGTGCTTTCTTAGGTTCACCTGTTTTCTTATCCACTATAGCGGCACCTTTGTCTGTAAAGTATCCTTCTGTGGTTGTGAGTGTGTTTGATATACCATTGTACTGCCTCACATTTGGAGCGATCAACTGTGCAAAGTCAGAGTCAGAAGATATAATCACATGCTGGTCCTGTGGGTGTTGTTGTATCCAACCAGCGATTAAATCATCTGCTTCTAGTTGTTTGTTCTGCAGAACTGTGCAATTTGTTTTATCTTTTATGAAAGTACAGAAGGTATCATATGATTCCCAAAATATTTGATCTGCTTCTTGTTCACGTTCAGTGAGTGCCGCACGAGCCACGGCTCTGTTTGCTTTGTATTTTTTGTAATGATCCTTACGCCATGAACGACCTTCTAAACAAAACACCACATGGGCACCATCGAAGTCTGTCCATGCTTTCTTTACTGAATTAAGGATTATGTGCATAGCCAATCCAACCTTAGTGTCGGGATTGTTGTCTTTTACTATGTGTCTTGCTCTAAAAAATGTGTTTGCTGTATCAACAATTATATAAGTCACGAAACCTCCGTTTTGCCATCATCTCTCAAAACTTTGTTTACATAACCAGATCCACCAACATCTTCTGCGCCGGTGTCACTTGCAACATTTCTACATAAGTCTTGAAACCATTTATCTACTACTTCTTCATCTGTTGCACCTCTGTACCCATTCAACTTCAATGATTGCACAAAGTATTCAT